AGATCTGGAGATCATTACCACTTCCAAAATTTATCTTATTACTATCAGGCAGATATACATTACCTTTATAACTAATACTGAATGTATCGGTATCTGAATTATTTCTTATTTTAAAAGCTTTATTTGAATCAGTAGCTTGTGTAGTTGTAGATCTTGAATGAATGCCATTAGCACCTGAATCTAATGTAATAAAACGACCACTAACTTGAGCACCTGTGCTTTGCGTCTCAAACTTCTTACTGTTGTCGTAATAGAGTTCTACGGCTCCATTACCTTTAACAATAATACCTTCTTCTCCACTTACGGGTTGTAATCTTATCCAGCCATCAGTCGAGTTAACAAGATTTAAATTTCCATCAGTATTAGTGATATGAGCATCCCCGCCCGAATGATAGATCTGGAGATCATCTCCTGTTCCCAGCTTTATTTTCTTGCTATCTGCAAGGTCTATATCTCCAGCAAACAAGGCGTTATGTGAGGCATCTAATTCTAGGGTTGTGGTACGACTATTATTAGCACCAGTATTAAACGTTAAAGAATGAACAGCAATATAACCTGTGCCACCACTATCTGCACCAAGACACATTTGTGTGCCGTTATCAGCCCAACCTGCTGAAAGTCTTAATGTATCTGGTATGTCAACGCCAAAACTCGTCGTCTCAAACTTCTTACTGTTGTCGTAGTAGAGTTCTACGGCTCCACCATCGTTACAATCAATGTATCTTTTTGATCCATCAGCATTATCTAAAATTAAATTAGCTCCTCTAATTTGTAAAGCACCTGCACCAGACTCTTGTATGTAAGAGTGCGTACCATTACTCCAGATTTGAAGATCCGATCCTGAGGTTCCAAAAGTAGCCTTAGCATTATCAGCAAATTCAAGAGCCGAATCGCTCTTATCCCAAACCATATCTTTATTAGATGTTCCAATAAATGAGACATCACCAGCCGAGTAAGAAATATTATCTCCACTTGTTACCCATCCACCTGTAGGGTCTTCTGTCCAAGAAAGGACGCCTCCTGTGGTCGAGGCTAAGACCTGACCATTAGCACTTGGTAGAGAAGAAGGCAGGGTGTAACTGGTATCAGCCGCTAACGTATCTGGAGCTTGTAGAGAAACAAAGTGAGAACCATTAGCCGTTAATTCTGAAAATCTGACCTGCTTTGCATTTGAAAGAATCAAGTTGTCCGAAAGTGATCCACCTGCTTTAGGTAATGCAAGATTGGCTGTACTTTGTGCGCTGTCTGCTGCGTCCTTCGCTATTTTTACTGCGGCTGGTGTAGCTGCTTTAGTTGCTGATGTTGAAGTAGTCGCAGAGGATAACTGAACACATCCGGCCTGACTTGTACTTGCTGCGTCTATCTTTGAAGCGCTTATGCCTGCTGATCCATTTATATCAGCGTTAACAATTGAACCTGCCACGTATGAAAACGCACCCGCTGAAGAAAGGGCTATATCTCCTGTTGGTGTTACCGCTGTTATTGTTCCTGTTCCTGATGCACCGACTAAAATTTGACCTGCTGAAACCGGGGCTATTTTTGAAAGTGCGATGGCTGCATTTGCCGCGATGTTCGCATTTGCAAGACTGGCATCAACCATTGTTGACGTAACAGTATTTGTATCTGCGCTTGAAATTAAAGTTCCCGTAATATCTGGCAGCGTCAGAGTCTTATCTGAGTTTTGAGGGTTAGCTACTGCAAGCGTTAGTTCATAAGCATCATCGCTCGACCCCTCGAATACAAGGCTTGCCGCATTTCCTAATAGAAGTTGACCGCTAACAGTACCGCCAGTTTTATTTAATTTCTCTGTATCTAATTCCTCTAAGACTGATTGAACGTTTGTATTGTGTATGCCACCGCCTGCGCCATTGTTAGGAGCAACAGAGATATTCTGAGCACTTTGCCCGGCGATAAAAGAACTTATGTCGAGTTTTTGCCACGCCGTCCCATTACTTAGGATCATGTCAGGGGGGTTAATCGTAACCGTAGGAGCTGGTGAGGTTCCTGTTCCTGACTTATCACATACAAAGTAGTAACGATTATTTGCAGCGCTCGCAGCTTGTAAAGCAGCCCCTACAGTGAAACCTTGTGCTGTTCCAGCGCTTGATAATGAACTTATAGTGTTACTCGAACAATCATAATTTCCGCTATAGATAATTTCTCCACTTGTGATAGTTACGGGTTGCCATGCGTTGCCGTCGTACACGTACAAGTCATCATTTGTGAGGTCATAAAAAAACGTCCCTGTAGTTGCACCGCCCGCAGGAAATTGAACAACGCCTGTAGTTGATGTTGCGCCGCTGAATTGACAAACCGCCGAATTAGCTAATTTATTTGCATCTATAGAACTATTTGGGATTCTTGCCGCGTCAAATGTTCCGCTTGTTAATAACGCGGCTGAATGTGCGGGGATGTCACTAGCATCTAATCCGCTTGCACTTGTTATTAGTCCCTTATCTGAAACGTTGAACTTAGTGAACCCGGTTCCGGCTGTAACTCCTGACAGGCCAATAGTTAAAACTCCATTTCCATCGACGGTTAGAGGTGATGACGTAGAGGGAATCTTGACGCCTCCTACTGCTGTTGTACTAGCGACAGGAAGGGAAGCACTAGGAACCGTTGCACTAACCGAAAGCACTTGACCAAAGGCATTAACATTTATCCCGCGAGTATTAAAGGCGCTTATAGTCGTTGCTAGTGAAAGATCACCTGAACCTGAAACCGATAACCCTCCGCTGCTTGGAACCTTAACGACACCAACCGCCGAGGCAGTAGCTAAAACGCCAGAGAGATCAGAAGCTTGCAGCGCTGCTATTCCTGTACAAATTCCTTGGTTCGAGAACGTCAATCCGAGAGAAGTAGCCCCGGTAATTGTGTTATTAATTGAAAGAACGTTGCTATTGATAGCAAGACCATTCCCAACCGTTGAAGCGTTTAACTTGCTTGCCGTAACACTTCCATCACGTAATTTTGTAGCCCCATCAATTCCTGTTGTACTACTGCTACTTGTCTCGATCTTGTCATTTGTTATAGCCCCAGTTTGAACAGCCCCACTATCTACCGCGTTGTTTGCTAACTCAGATGACCCAACGCAATTTTCTCCGAGCTGAGTTGAAGTTAAACTATTTGCAACTAATTTCGATGCGTCAATACTTCCTGCAAGCTGGGCGTTTGTGATAGTGCCTACCAGATTCGTCGTTTTGTACCCTGTAGCGTCTTGGAGGTCGAAGGCTGGATGAGGATCTGATTGCCCAAGATTTAACGCTATTCCACCAAAACTAACAGAACTATTTGATAGCTTTGAATTTTCGATTGATCCCGCTAACTGCGCGTTTGTGATCGTACCTACTAGGTTCGTAGTCTTGTACGCAGTAGCATTTTCCAAATCAAAGGCAGGCTTCGCACTGGCAGAACCCAAAGAAACAGAAATTCCACCGAAACTAACAGAATTAGAAGCAAGTTTAGAAACTGCTATTGACCCTGCGAGCTGGGCGTTAGAAATAGTGCCTGTTAATGATGAGCAAGGGTAGCCAGTAGCGTCTTGAAGGTTAAAGCTAGGCGTTAAATCCTGCGACCCCAAAGCAACACTTACGCCGCCGAAATTAACAGAAGAAGAAACTAACTTTGCATTTGTAACCGTTCCATCTGTTAACGATGCCCCTGAATATCCCGCTGCTATTTTCGATGCTGCTAAACCACCTGCGCCAATATTTGCCGCTATCGCTGTTGCTAGATTCGCCGTTGTTATTTTTCGAGTTTCAGCAGCCGTTACGTTGACAATTGCAAGGGGAAAAGTTGACGCAACCGTCCCAGTTTCTTCGGGTAACTGCGTAATCTGCTGATCAGCCATTTTTTACTCTTTTAACCTTTGCTTACATATTAACTGTCTTATGCATACTTAGAAATATTACCCGTTATCTTCTAAGGAAATCTTATCGCCTGACTCTTGCAATATAAAGTCTGTATCTTGTTTCAATAAGTATCCCGGCACTGTTCCAACTCTTAGTTCAAATTGTCCAGAGGTCACAAAAGAAATATTAGTTTCGACGATTTCAGAGGGACTAACGTTGATTCCGCAATTTGTGATGATCGCGTCGGCTTCATACCAACAATTATTATTCGATGTTCCTGACTCTCTATACACGAAAAATCTTCCTCTAAACATTGACCCCATATTGAGGCGCATTACAAGCCTTGCCAAATAAACTGAAAACTCTTGGTTGTATGTAAAACCCGGATCAGTGGCTACATATCTATGCTCAAAATCTGCGCTTATTTCTCCTTGTCCTTGTATCCGTCCAGATTTATACATTTGCTGAAATTCATCACCTAATAAATCAATATTTATAGTTTCCCTTGATGTAGTGAAATTAAACTCCCTTATTCTTGCTAATGGTCTAAAGCTTGCGTCGTTCGTTTCAACAATGATGTCTTTTGTTGATGACGGCTTAGTTAAAGTCAAAGCATTGGTCAAGCCTCCCGCAACTGCATGAGGAAACGAGGCATACAAACGACATCCTCCAATGTCATCAATTGCGACATATCCCGACCATTCAGCGCCACTATGTCCAGAAACCAGACCTAAAGCCGTTGTCCCATCAGCCGATTTAATATTTACCTTATCCCCTGTAATTAAACTACCTAAAATATTTTCTACACTAAAGCGCTTTCTATCTGTATTAACGGCACTAGGAACTAAAGGCGCCCGAAAGAAATGATCCGACGATCTTTTTAATTCTATATATCCTGTTTGTCCAGTTATTACGGGCATTTATACGCTCACCACTGTAGGCGCTCCATTAACAGTAAATGAACCTGACGCTGTAAATATCTCCCCTTGTGAGCAAGTCACAGACATTGAAGTAAATAAAACTTTTACGGTTATGTATTGCAAATCACCAACGTAATTTTTAAACCCTAGTTTTAATGTCGATTCGCCTTGTTCGGCTGCAACGCCCCCCTCTGTTGATGTCGTTCTTGCTTTAAAGATTTTATTAATTAATGTCTTTGCGTCCGATTCTCCATTGCTATCACTATAATACGCTATTTCGCAATTTCCAGAAAACGAGCGAACCCCCTCCTTGAATGTTCGGTCAGTGTCTCCAAGAAAAGTCGTGTCGATAGTGTCTTGCGATGCTGAAAGACTCCATGATTTAACACGGGCCGCCGCTTCCACACTGTTGTCAATAAATAATTGACCGTCTTTCCCTGATGAATACGCCAATTGCTTTTACCAATTCATTAAGCTTATTGTAATGCTATTAGGCCTAAGCAGAAAAAGTAATTAAAAATTAAGTTCCATCTAAACAAGCAACAAACGAACAAGAGACATTACTAACGCCGGGATAAGTGCCGCTTGATACTTGAGGCGCCTTTGCATATCGCCAACGCAAACCAGAATTAGATTCTCTTACATAAGTTTTTAAGGTACTTGTTATTGGTTCAATTCCTTTTAAAACATCAGTTCCATTGAAATCTAAGTAATCCCAATCACTATTTATAGTTTCGTAGTTAGCTAAAATTTCAGCGGCTTGATTATCGGTAATATTTTTAAACGATAAGGAAAGGGACGCGTTGACCCTTTTATTGCCATAACGTAAAACAGTTTTAGCCCCGTTTTGAGCTTCAAAAACTGATTGCGGAAATTCGCCGGGTGAATAGTTCCTACTCGTTGGCGTTATATCAACAGGAAAAGTTATCTGAGCCATTTAAGTAAAATCGCTTTCTCTCCAGTCTAAAACAGCTAACTTCCCTGCGCTTGTTAAAGGTACAAAAGAACCAGCTAATTCAATCAATCCATCTTCTCCATAACTTAACGATTCAATTTTATAGATTCGATCTGAAGCGTTGCTTTGCGCTTTCGTGAATACGCTGCCTCTTATTCCTGATGGGCCTGTTGCCTTTGTTCCTGATATGGAAATTGAGCCGGATTGAACTTCACCATTTCTAGCATCATCATTTGGATTCCAATAATAAATACTATCGCCGTTACTAATAGAAGTTTGACTTTGAATTGTGCCATCAGGTAAGACGATCCCATTTGAGAATCTGCTAGTGTGCGTCACTTCCGAGTAGAGCCTGAAATAGTCGCCGGGTGATAAACCAATCACTGATTGAGGGGCAACATTCATTGTTATTCCATGATCGACTAATTGCCTTGTTCTTAAGGCGTATTTTGCAAAGGCTCTGGCGTGAACAGAGGACGTTAGCCAACCTGATACGTCGAATGTTTCGACAGGATCTTGATCCGATCCTCGTTGCCAAGAATTGTCTGATTGATTGTTATTAAGACGTAGTGAAATTAATTTATTCTTAGCAAATCCATTTGTCTTTTCTACTCGATATATAACGTTAGCTCTAAACGGTTTGCGTTCCTCTGGACTAAGGAAACTGCATTTGAGATCCTTGGTGTTGCCGTCAGTAAATAGCGCTTTGATCTTTAAATTTGTTCCTTGAGGTGATGCAAACGTCGCACCCCTAACCATTTGATAATTATTTAAGTTATAGGGCGTATTTGGAGTCAAGGAAAATTTGCCACCTTTAACAACGAAATCTAGAAAACAAGTTGATGCTTGTTGAAAAATCCATTCTCGAAGATTTTGCGAATCAGTAATTACGCCATCCCAATAAAACCCGTTTGCGCGGCAAAACTTAGCCGCTGTTCTCATCTCCTCTTTATCAACTGCCTCTATTCCGATCAAGTTTCCACACCCAATAGTGCTATCGGTTAATAAGGCATATACAATTTCAGGCAAAATATTAGTTGAATCTCTGTAATTATTAGCAGTATTACCATTGTTATCAATTAATCTTTCGACCTTAATTCCTTTCTTTATATACGCACTAAATGAACTAAAACTTGACCACTCTTTAGCACTATTAAGACGTAAACCTGCAACTGCTAATTTGTCATATTGCATCCCTGATGTTATTAATTGTTCATTTACATACGTGACACTGTGTTCAGGATTATCTAAATGACTAGATCTTTCCCCATCGTACAAAACGAAATCTGCTACAGCATCATAAGGGTTTAAAT